CGGCTCCGGGCTATGACAGCTTCATCAGCCTAGAGGACGCCAACAAATACCTCACTGACCTGGGCTTTGCAAAGAACGTCTGGGACAACAAGTCAACAACCGAGCGTGAAGCAGCATTGCGACGTGCCACACAATTCATCTATGCTCGTCGTCTTCTTACCGCGGCATTGTGGGACATCACGGTAACACCGCCGGTAGCACGCGTTCACCCGAACGTGGCGGCTGCTACGGCCGAAGCGGCGCGGCGCCACGTTGAGGGCACTTTGTACCGGGACCTGGACGCCGCCCCGATACTTGAAAAGACCGTGGGGCCGCTGACACTGCGCTATGCACAGCCTACCGCGATCAAGCCAGCGGAATACTATCCGGTGATCGGCGACTTGCTGTATGGCCTGATTGAGTTGACTGGCGGAGTCGGCTGTGACCTTTGAAAGAGTCTGATGGCATCCGCACTGTACGACGAGCTAGCACAAGCTGCGGTAGACCTGCTCAATGAGCTGGGACAGCTTGTGCTTTTATCTCGTGCAGGGGCAGGTGGCGGCTACGATCCGGACAGTGGCTTCGTGGACGAAGAAGCCGTTCAAGTATGGAGTGCTAGCGGTGTTGAATTTCAATACAATCAGCGTGAGGTCGATGGTTCTCTCATACAGAGTGGAGATCGTCGCGTGCTTATTGCTCCTAGCCTGGGCACGACTCCGCAGAGCGGCGATGTTGTCACGCTGGGGACGACTCGGCTCGAAGTTGTGGAGTCTCGTCCGCTACAGCCTGCAGGCGTGGTCGTCCTTCATGAAGTACAGGCGAGGGGCACATGAGCTTCAGTGACGACATCAGGAAGTTCCAGCAGAAGACAAATCTGTCGATGGACGTCATTGTGCGTAAGGTTGTGATCGACATGACTGTTGCTATGGTTCGGATGTCGCCAGTAGACACAGGCCGGTTCCGCGGGAACTGGATGATCGGCGTGGGTTCGCCGGACGTGTCCACAATTGATGCAGTCGATCCTGATGGGTCAACGACTGTGGCACGCATAACAAGTGCTGTTGGCTCAGTGCAAGCAGGCGGCGTTGTCTACATTACCAATTCATTGCCATACGCTAGGCGTTTGGAATATGGATGGTCGAAGCAGGCACCGTCGCCACCGGGTATCGTGCGCCTCACAGTGCAACGATACACAGACTACATTGCAGCCGCGGTAAAGAGCTTATGAGCCTGCCGCAAATACGCCGTGCCCTCGAGAAGCATTTAGCGGCTCTTACACCGGCTGTTCCAACGGCCTGGGACAACGTGTCGTTCTCCCCACCGGCTGATGGCTCGGTGTACCAAGAGGCACGTCTTGTTCCGAATGATCCGAATGGCGAAATGATGGACACACTCACGTTCATCGAACAAGGTTTTCTTCAGGTAGCGTTGTTCTATCCGCAGGGTAAAGGTCCGAGGGACGCTGAGAACCGAGTGGACGCTTTGCGCGCTCACTTCCGCAGGGGCACAACTTTGGTTGAGGGCGGCGTTTCAACGATAATTACCCGAGTCCCTGCTGTGGCGGCTGCTGTGCCGGCAGAGGGGCAGTGGCGGGTTCCGGTGACTATCTACTGGCAAGCGCAAGTAGAGAGTTGAGATCAACGTTCTTCTTTGAGGACACATCATGGCAATCGCAAAAGGTGCAAATAAGCTCCTGATCGCAAAGCGCCAAACGGCGAAGGGAACGCTCGCGGTTCCCGGCACAGGCGGTCAGATCATTCGTCGCGACACCTCTACCTTCGACCGTGCGAAGGAATCGTATACAACCGAGTCTGAACAGACGTCGCGCAAGCAGCTTATGTCTTCGCGTCACGGTGCTGTGACTGTCAACGGTTCCGTCTCTGCTCTGTTCTCGCCCGGCACGTTCGCGGACTTCTTTGCCGCGTTGCTGATGCGCGAGTTCACAGCAATCCCGAACATCACCGGCATCACCGCTACTGTTGCCGGTGCTGGGCCAACCTACACCATCACGCGCACGACTGGTTCGTGGCTGACCGATGGTGCGAAGATCGGACGCATCATTCGTCCAACCGGCGGTGTTGCGGTCGGTTCTCGGCGCAACATGCTGATCGTTGGCGTGACGGCATTGGCAATCACTGTGATTCCATTGAACCGTAAGGCACCCGCCATTGAGACGGCAGTCGCGGCCTCTACGTTCTCGTTCCCAGGCGGCGTCACGTTTGTCCCCGAGACCGGGCACACCGATGTCTACTACACATTCGAAGAGTGGTTCCCAGAGGTGCCACGCAGCCAGCGCAACCAGGACTGCAAGGCTGCTTCGGTGAACGTGCGTCTGCCAGGTTCGGGTAACGCCGGCTTGGACTGGACGTTCCTGGGCCTGGACCAGCTCAGAGACCCGGCACGGTACTTCGCCGCACCCGCAAACGAGACCACGACTGGCGTCATGGTAGCGGCCGGTGGTGCGCTTATCGTGAACGGGACTCGCCGTGGTACGGTCACCGACCTATCGCTCAGCCTGGACGCACGTGGCGCGGTTGCTGACCCGGTTGTGGGTGACGTCATTCGCCCGGACGTGTTCACCGGCAAGCTCATGGCGTCCGGCAGCTTCACGGCCTACTATGACAGCGCAGATATCCCGGACCTGTACGACGACGAAACCGAAACGAGCATCGTGTCGGCACTGGCCGCAAGCAATGCAGACCTCGCCGACTTCAACACGTTCTCACTCCACAAGGTCAAGCTCAATTCGAGCACGCCGGACGACGTGGAAACGGGTCTCAAGCGCACATACAACTTCGTCGCGTTGTTCAACGATCTGGGCGGACCGCTCTTGTCGGCGAACGCAACGACAATTGAACTGCAAGACAGTTCGGTCGTTCCTTAAATCTACAGGAGAAATTTCATGGCTGAAGGCGACAAGCTCACCGGCACATTCGTTGGCACGTTTACAGGCACGTTCACCGCTGCCGGTGCGCCATCGCCATCCCCGTCTCCGTCTCCGACACCAGCACCGACGCCGATACCTCCTGCGATTCAGGCAGAGAGCCCGAACGGCACGACGATACCGGATGCGCCTGCCATTTTCGATAGCCAGGGTGCGCGGTGGTCAGTCGCCAACGACAAGATACGTCGCAACGGTGCTGACACCATCTCGTCGAACGTGAAGTTGATGCTCTATCACAATGGCACCGTCTACCAGAACAACACCGCGGGCGGCTGGTGGAAGTGGCAAAGTGATCGATGGGTCGATGCATTCGATCCGCGTGTGTCGACATCAACACCGGCACCGTCACCAGCTCCCACGCCTGGACCTACACCAGCACCGGCACCGTCCGGTGGCGTACCCATGATCGAGGCCGTCCGGCACCCGGCAGACATGCTAGAAGTCGGACCCTACTGGATCATCGACAACCGCTGGGGCATGCGTGGCCTAACAGAGGGCAGTGAGTCGTATCAGTTCATGCAAGCAGTCGAGCGCTCACGCACGTTGACACCAAGCGGCGGTGCGGCTTGTCGCATCGTGTGGAAGTGGCCCGAGTTCAACCAGCAAGGGCAGGCGATCAACGACAACCCGAACTATAACGAGGTGAAGGGCTATCCATGCATTAGCTACGGTGCTATGCCAGGTCACTCCGGTCCCGACCAGTATCCCGCCTGGGAATACGTTGTGCGCGCCCCCGACGGTGTTGTCCTTCAGACCGCACCTGCTGGAACCCCATCTAACATCGCAGAGCAGTGGCAACCGAAGGGCGGCTCTGTTATTCGGCGTGTGCCTTCGAGTTGCGCACCTGGGCATGTGTTGCCGAAGCGCATTAGCAGCTTGGCAGCCGGTTCGCTCGTCGCCGATCTCAAGTGGAAGAAGACTGGCACAACGAACGGCCGCGGTCATTTGTCCTGGGACATCTGGCTGCAGGAAACACCGGACCAAGCCTTCGGATTTAACAAGGCATCGCTCACACACGAGATCATGATCCCAATGGGCAATTGGGGCCTCTATGGTCGGCATCCGAACGGGCGCAACCCTGGCTGGTACAGCCATGACGTGACGATTGACGGCGTGGTGTATCACGTCTACCTGGCGGGTGCGGCCTACTCGTTCGGCGGCGGTATGCAAGGCAACTTCACGAACGAAGAGACAGGTGCTAAGCGCACAGGATGGAAGTTCGTTGTGTTCCAGCATGATGGCGACAACCATCCAACAGACGCGAGCGGCAACATTCATCTGGACTTCCAGAAATTCTTCTCGCACATGACATCTCACAAGGGTCTGGGCGGTGTGAACATTGCCCGCGGTGTCGAGTATTGCACGAACATGCAACTCGGCGTTGAGATGGTTTACGGCCAAGGCGACTTGACCCTCTACGATTTCGCAATCACAGGAAAGTAAGGCATGGAACTAGATCAAGTACAGGAAGAGCCCAACACGCAGCGGGTTGCAGTTGCGTGGGACGAAGAGGGTGAACCGACTGATGGCTTCATTATCGTCGGCAAAGATTCGGACGAGTACCAGAAGACGATCGCCGGTCAGAGGCAGAAAGCCATCCGTCGTCAAGCGGTGAAGCGTACTCGCTATGACTTGAAGACGGAAGAAGGTGCTGAGCAGCTTGATGCCACACTGCGACAGAACGAATTCGAGGTCGCTGCTGCCGTTGTCGTCGGGTGGTTTGGCTTCACGACGAAGGGTGAGCCGGCGAAGTTTGTCAAAGAACGAGTGACACAGATACTTGCTGTGAAGCCGAGCTGGAAGGACCGCATACTTCAAGCACTTGAGGATGAAGCGGCTTTTTTGAAGCCCTCGCAGACGACGTCTGCGCCTTCGTCGAAGCCGGTGCTCGCGGTGGCAAAAGAGGCAAAGACGGCGTAACGCTGTTAGAGACTCTCGAAGTTGTTGAAAGGATGACGGGTGTTGCTCCTGACGAACTTATTGAACTGCGTAGCCATCAGATGCCGTGTGGGACGGATTATCTGTGGGAGTGGTTCTTGCGCCTTAGCAGCACGCGCGCGTCAGGCTTCGGCGTGTCAGCTATTTCAGAGTTGGAGTTTCGAGCCTTCTTCAGTAATCGCAGTATCGTACCTACACAGTGGGAACTCAACACACTTATTCGCATGGACCGGATTGCGCGTGAAGCATCTGTGGAAGACAAGAAGCCGCAGTCGGATGTCGAGGAGTAGTCTGTGGACATAACTACACTCGGCATTGGCATCGACTCGCGTCAGGTTGACGACGGCAAGAAGGCCCTCGACGACTTCACGAAGTCGGCTGGCAAAGCTGAACAAGCTGCTAAGGGTATAGGCGACGGTGCTAAGCAAGGCGCTGGCGGCATGAAGAGTCTTGAGGACTCAATGGCGTCCGGTATGATGAAAGGCATGCTCGGTGCACAAGCCATCGAGAAGGCCGTAGAGCTTGCTATCGACGCCGTGAAGCAGCTCTACGCATTGATGATGGAAGCTGGTGAGTACGCCGACCTGGCGGACATGACCGGCGCCTCTGCTGTCAATATTGCCAAGCTGCAGATAGCAGCAGACGTTGCCGGCATATCCATGCAGAGTATGGCTGGCTACATGAACCAGTTGACACGGACCTTGAGCAATACAGATGAAGAAGGGGACAAGGCTGCAAGAGCACTGGCCAGATATGGCATCACTCTAAAGGATATCAAAGACCTAGATCCAGCCCAGCAAATCGCAAAGATTGGCGAGGAGATGGGCAAGTACGCGGACAGTGCCCAGAAGACAGCGGACATGCAGGCCATAGCCGGGCGCGGCGCCACTGGCTTGATTAAAGTTATCAAGGTTCTGTCGGACACGACGAAATTCCACACCGAGCTCACAGAGCAAATGATAAAGCGCACCGACGATATGTCGGATGCTCAAGCTGAGTTCACGTCGCGATCGCGTGCGGCAATTATGGCGGTGTCGACTGGTGTTGTACCTGGCATGATGGCCCTCAAGACCGCTCTGGGCGACACCGCACTAGAGATGCTGGGCTTGAGCAGCAAGACCGACGTACTTGGTGCGAACAAGAGCGTCGAGACTTTTGTGATTGGTGTGATTCGCTGGCTTGCACGAGCCTCCATTCCATTCGAGTTGATGGGACGTTTAATCGAAGGGGCTATATCAGGAGTCAGGGCACTAGCTGAAGGCTCCATGGCCGCTGCCCGCTTAGATTGGAGTGGCGTTGTCAAAGCAGCAGAAGGCCACCTGGACCGGCTGAAGGAGCTCAGTGAACGCAAGTTCTTGGGTGAGAAGTTCCAAGCTAATCTGGATGCACAAACTGCTGCTGCCGCCGCGGCCGCTGAACAGAAGAAAACGATAGTGGTCGGCGAGACCGAGGCCGAAATCAAAGCTCGGAAGGAAGCTGAAAAGGAACTTGCCAGGATAGCTAAGGCTGCCGCAGCAGAACGTAGACGTGAGAAGGAGAAAGAGCACCAAGATAATATTGCGTGGGGTCGTAAGCGCGCAATAGAAGAGGGCCAGGCTGTTATCAAGGCTAATGAGGAATACCAGAAGAGTCTTGAAGAACAAAGCAAGATGGACGACAAGAATCTTGAGAATGCCACGAAGGACATTGCCAAGATTCACGAGAAGGCACAGGCGATTGAAGAAGAGGTTGCGAACCACGGTAAGCTCAAGTCTGCTATTGAAGAAGTCACCATTGCCAGGTTAGAGGACGACCTGGCGAAATTCGAAGGCAATGATCAAGCCAAGCAAATTCTTATCAATGAGATCGAGGCGCGTAAGCGTTTGGCCGATGCTATTCGAAGCAAAGAAGTCACTGACGCGGCTGCCGAGGCTGCGAAGAAATCGCAAAATGAATTTACGAAGGCTTGGGAACAGGTAGGACAATCGCTCGCAGACGAGTTAATGAAGGGCACACTCGACGCCGGTCAGTTGATGAAGAACTACTTCAAGACATTGGTTCTTCGTCCGATGATTCAGGCCGGTATGCAAGGCATGGCAGGTAGCTTCATGAGTGGCGCTGCGGGCGGTGCAACAGGAGGTGGTGCAGGTGGAGGTGGGATCATTGGTTCGATGGGCTCCATGGCCGGGTCATATATCGGCTCGTCGCTGTTTGGCGGTGTTGGCACGGCCGCTATGGCGGGCTATACCGGCGCAGCGGCTGGTGGCGCAGGGATGATCGGTTCATTGGGTGCGGGCGCGTATGCAGGTCTGGCAGCTATTCCGGTGGCTGGTTGGGTTGCTCTGGGTGCTATTGCGATATACAGTCTCTACAAGAAGTTCGGCGGCAAGGGCGGTGGGCCAAAGGTTGAAGGCTCTGCGGGCTATGCTTCGGATGAATTGATTGGCAAGTACGGTAGTGAGATGGACCCGCAAGCGTTGACTGCGGTGAGAGATTTGAACGCCAACTATCAGCGCATGACGCGTGCACTTGGCTCTACCGCAGCGAACGCACAGTTTGGTGTCGGTTATTCCATGGACCCAAGAGGTGATGCGCCGTCGATGGTTCATGTGCGCACTCAATACAGCGAGGCAGTGAATAGAGAAGCCGGACGCACAGCGGAAGAATTATCAAAGGCAATGGCCGCAGCGTCGGCGACAGTGATGGTCGATGCGTTGCGTAACTCTGGCATGGATGCCCAGATGCTCGCCTATTGGGACGAGATTAGCGAAGGTATGGGTGCCGAAGCGAAGCTCGCCGCCGTTGAACAAGTTGTCGCTGCCGGACAGTATTGGAGTCAGTTGAAGGTGCTCGGTAGCACCATGAAACAGTTCGCTAACATCTCGCTCAATGCTGCTGTAAGCCTTGCAAAACTTTCCGGCGGTGTTGAAGCTCTATCAGCCAATCTTGGGACCTACGCAGAGCACTTCTTAAACCCCGCAGAGCAGGAGTCTTTGAAGTATCAACAGATTGCTGCGCAGCTTAATGAAGCTGGCTCTGGCTGGGTAGGATGGAGCGAAGCGCTCTTGCGCAACTACAGTAAAGATTATTTCCGTAAAGTAGTTGAAGGACTCAACCTCGAAAACGAGGGTGACCGGATGCGTTATGCATCGTTGATGAAAGTCGCCGGTGCTTTTGCTGCACTCAAAGAGGCGGCAGAAGGCGCGTCCACGGCAACGATGACGCTGGCTGAAAGGCAACAGATAGCAGCAGAGAGATATAACACCGCACTGGATGTTTTGACTGATGCTTATGAGCGGCAGAGGGATACCATAACTGAAACGCGTGACGCGATGCGTGACGCGACACAATCGTTCCTGGACTTCAATGCTTCGTTGAGAGTCGACGAGACATTGAGCACACTCGATCCCGGCGCAAGAATGTGGGAGCTGCAGCAACAGTATGGTCAGGCTCGTCAGAAGATGGTGTCGGGCGGTTATTCAGCCGAAGATGTTCAGCGCACACAAGACGCGGCGCGTGCTTTGCTGCAAGGCGGCAGAGAATTCTTTGGCTCGGGTCAAGGCTACACCGAGCTGTTCGCCAAGATCACGACGGAGATGGAACAAGCCGCGGGCGCCACAAAGTACAGGGGAGACATCGCCGAAAATCAGTTGCGCGTACTAGAGAGCCAGGTAGGACAACTCGTGAGCGTCAACAATACGCTTATCAGCATTGAGGCGGCTTTGCGCGAGTTCATAGCAGCACGCACCGAGATGTACGCACTTGGATTCCCTCATGCCGAAGGCTTGTCGCGGGTTCCATTCAATAACTATCCTGCGCTGCTTCATAAAGAGGAAATGGTCTTGCCGCAGCAAGAGTCGAACTTCATCCGCGGTCTGCCGGACTTCTCAGGGGAGTTACGGGCATTGCGAACAGAAGTAGCAGCTCTACGCAAAGAGAACAGACAGGACGCCGGCAATACAATAGGGGCCACGTTTACGGCGGCCCAGCAAGCAGCTCAAGTGCAAAGCGAGGCGACCATTCGGGCCGCTCGTCAGCGAACCTATCAATCTCGTTCACGGCCTGTACTGGCCTAAGGAGTTCATTTAATGT